AATCAACGTATGATTCACAAGCCCTGCCCCTTGGAGCGTTTCAACAACCTGAAAAGATGTTCGTTGATTTACGATGCGCTATTCCGGATTTGCTGTTTGATCTAGCCCGCGCCAAACGCTAGAAATACCATTTACGACGTTAGTTGTTGTGCTGATACTCATTGGAGCAATCGAGGCGTCAGGCTCAATGTTTGTGCCGCTAACGCTTAGCTCATAGCCAGTGCGATATTCGTATGAGTTTATGACTTCAGTGACTTTAGTTTTAGTGGTTGTCGTGGAAGACAAGACACCCTGTTGAAAGTTTGGAACAACGGGCACTGCTTTTGTTGGAGCAGCAAAAAGGATCAGCGAAAATACAAGCCAATACCAGAGCATCACTTGATCGTTAGTTCTTGAATGACTTGCCCGATTGCAGTGGTGCCACTTCCACCAGCAGTGATAGTCAAAGCACCATCAGTTGCGATTGTTCCAGCCAGAGTGCCAGCAACACCGCCTGAAGTTGTAGTTGTACTGCCAAAAATAGGCAGTGCCGGAACTACTCCTGACGTGACTGTTGTTGAGAGGACTGTCGGTACATCGTCTCCTTCTGTATAGCTTTCGCTGTAACTAAAAGCATCACCAGCAGTGGTAATGCTGTACTCACCTGGAGTATAACCAAGAGCAGTCCCTGAAGTAAGAGTGCCGAGCACTGGCTCAGTACTAAGAGTGACGTTAGAGCCAGATACCGCAAATGAAGACGGTATTCTCGTGGCGACAGATCCCGCTCCATCAACTGACAATGAAACTGATGACTGAATGCGATGAGTAATGTCTGCCTGCACTGGAGCGGCAAACAGTGTGATGCCTAATACCAGAGCTAAGCGTTTCATTTTGGCTTTGCCGTAGTGGTTTGTTCTTTGATTGTAGGCTCCTCTTTTTTCTTCCTGTTGTTGCCAACCGCCAAACCAAAGGAAGCTGCTGTGCCACTCAAAATACTGGCTGGATAAGTTGGATCTAAGCTCTGCTTAAACACCCCTAAATAATTAGCTGTCAAGATTGCCATTGCCCAGCCAAGCAATACAACCTTGATAACGTCGCCTAAACGGGAGTTGGATTCTTCCTGTTCTGGCTTTTCTGGTGAATCTGCCATGATGGGATAGCGCTAGAGGTCGAATGGTGGTTGAAGTCTGGGCAGCTGTAGCTGGGGCGTCTGTTGGAGTAGCTTCTGCTGGTCTAACGGGTATCAACCGTCAAAGCCAGCAAGGGAGGGACTCCTTGGTACGTCTAACGACTGCTGTCGATAATTTAGCGGGCAGGATGGACGTTCTTCACGCAGACATCAGGACAAGAGACCAAGAGATTTTTGCTCGTCTTTCAATGCTGGAACAATCAGTCGCGCGGCTTGAAGGCCATAGCAATCGCAACTAACGTTGTGAGCACACGAAAGTTGTTTGGAGCAGCGATGGGTCTTAGTTTGCTTCCATTCTTTCAATGGTTCAGAAATGCTCCTCACCAGTTGGCTGCGATTAAGGAGCTTGAAGAGCGAATGCCTAAAGACCTTTTGGCGGAAGAAGATAACGCATGGTTTGATGCGTGGAAAGCAAGCGGCATTGACCAAGAGGTCTACATGCGATATTTCACTCAACTCGACAATGAATCAGGGACTGGTTATCGCGAGTGCTTCAGTTCAGCTTCTGCGATGGTCGCGAATTTTTGGGGCAAAGTTAAATCAGACGACGAATACAATAAAATACGTGCTCAATATGGCGACACGACTTCTGTTGAAGCGCAGATACAAGCGTTAGAAAGTCTTGGGCTAAATGCAAGATTTATCAAAAATGCAGACCGCGATATTGTTGAAATGGAAATTGAAATGTCGCGTCCAGTTATAGTTGGCTGGCTAGATAAAGGCCCGATCCAATCACCAACATGCAATTCAATTAGTTGCGGCCATTACAGCGTTATATCTGGTTACAGGGGAAAGAATAGTTCAGACCCTGAGTGGATTATGCAAGATCCGCGTGGTCTACCTGACATGCAAAACGGTGGTCACTCCAATCCGCATTTAGGTCGTAACGTACAAGTTCGCCAGTCTGAGTTTGACGCTAGATGGCAACCAGAAGGTAGCAACACTGGTTGGGCGATTTTGGTGGATGACCTGTAAGGTAGGTTTTTGGCGGCAAGACGTGGCAGTGCTTTGCGACTGGGAGATCAAAGCCCGGTGTAACAAAAATAATATGGTTGTACCATTTAATCCAGAGCTATTAAATCCAGCCAGTTTGGATGTATTGCTAGGTAATCACTTGATGATTGAAAGCATTTTTAGCCCTGACTTGATTCGTGTTGACATCTCGCACTACACAGAAGAAGAGCCGTACAGGTTGGAACCCGGCGAGTTTTGCTTGGCTGAGACAGTTGAGTTATTTAACTTACCCGACGACATCTGCTGTCAATTTGTACTCAAGTCAAGCCGTGCAAGATCTGGTCTTAATCACTTGCTTGCTGGTTGGTGCGATCCAGGTTGGCACGGATCAAGATTAACTCTTGAGCTTAAAAACGAACGAGTACATCATGCACAAATGCTGTATCCCGGCATGAAAATTGGTCAGATGGTATTTCATGCAATGTCGAACGTTCCAATGAAAAGCTATGCAGAAACTGGGCATTACAACGGGCATCTAACAGTGATGCCAAGCGTTGCATGAGTTGCTACGTCGTCTGGAGCTATCTGACCGCGTTTTGGACGACAGTCATTATTGGCTGTATGGACCCGTACAACTTTAAATACTGTGTACGGGTTGATCAGTGGCTAGCACCTGTTGCCGGTGACATCATGCGCGCAAGGGAGCCATACGCTTCTGAGCGCCTTTACCTAAAGTCACTGGAGCGTTCCAATGGACTGGATGATCATCAACCCAAGCCTGGAACAAAAGCTGAACCTTGAATGCACTTGTCGCCGTGTTCACGAAGAAAAAGACGTTGACCACCTGCAATCACTGTGCGTAGCGTTAATAAAGCAAAACTGGCATCAGGGAATACTGCTAAAGCAAGCGGTGGAACGGATTGCTTCGCTTGACAAGGCAATCGCTCCTGGTTAGCCGTTATTGCCTCCAGTCTTTGACCGGTGCAGCCTGATGCACGATTCAAAATGCCATCTAGCTTGCCAGTCGTGCCTGAAATAGCGTGTCATGCCTGCATAGCTGACTTCCCACAACAAAACGCCTTTATGGTTTACCTGCTGGATTACTGGTTTAGCCATAAAAAAAGGGAGCCGAAGCTCCCTGCCCTGCGCTCGCATTTTAGAAGGGAGCATCTTCTGTTTCTTTCTTAGGTGGCAAGGTGAAGTCAGACACGTTGAGATTCAGCGAAAACCCCTCTGTGCCGTCTTTTTTCTCGTAAGTCGTTATCTTGCCAGAGCCTGCAACAGTGACCTTGTCGCCTTTGTGCAGATACTGCTTCACGACATCTGCGCGTTTTCCCCAAACAGCACAGTTGATCCAGGTGGTTTCATCTTTGCCGGTTCTTGCTGCCAAGCTGAACTCAGCGACCTGAGTGTCTTTGACATCTTTGATTTCAGGGTCTTTGCCGAGATTGCCGTGAGCTGTGATGTTGAGCATTTACTTGCCGTTGAAAAATTTAGAAACGATGGTTGTCAGCGCCATGTTCACAACACCGTTATGGCGTTGATCAGCATAGTGCCGAAGTTGATTGGCTAGCTGGAGATCTAGCCTGACTTGAAAGTGGCGATTGCGTCGATCATCATCACGCAACGCTTGAGGCGTTTTGTCGTCAGACATACTTGTGCATTTTGTCGTTCATCCAATCTTGATGCTTTTTGCTAGTCAAGGATGGAGCAACTTTGGCTTCTTTGCTTAAACCAAAATCCCGTCGAAAGTCTGCAAGAAACGAAGCAAGTTTGTCTGCCTCTAGTTCTTTAATTAAGCCTAAGCAAAGTTCTCGATCATTTTTGGTCAGTGGCTGGTCTCCATCTGATACGCCTTCAATTTTAGCCGCAGGCTTGGGACTTTCTGCTCGTGCTGATGACGAATCACGCATGGGATTCTCAATCTCTTCGCGTGCCCAGAGTTGCCATGCAAGACCAAACGTAAATGCAGCGCAAGCAGCCAAAGCTCTTCTGTGTGTGTCTGTTAAATCGCGAGCGGTAACTTTTTCGTAGACAACAGGGTTGTTCCTGTTGTCCATGATGGCTTGAGGAAAATCAGGGCTACGCTCACCATTAGGACCAGTAAAATAACCGACGACGTAGCCAGTGCCATTTGGAGCTTTCCAAACGTGGCTGCTGTCTACATAGTGAGCTAAATGAAACTGAAAACCTGGAGCGTGGTCCAAAAGCAGCTTGGAAACACGGCACCAGTTGACGTAATCCGCTTTGTAACTGCCAGTTCCTTTTTGACTGACATCATCAGTTGTGATGACACTAGATAGATTAGGAAATGGCTGTAACGGTGATGATTGCGGAGGGTTGTTCTGAGTCATTGGCATAGCGGCGGGAGGCAATAAGGCTGACGACTTGAGCGTCGTCGTTAAAAATCACACCTTCAGAAAGTGCGTCA